CCTCGGCGCGTATTTCCGGAGGTTTTCGATAGGGGGGACACGTTGACCCGTACCGCCACTCCCATACCGTAGGCCCAGGAGGCCCATAAATGCAGATCCGAGACCGCGTCCGCGAGCTACGCCGCGTCCGGGCCGGCGACCTGACTCCGAACCCGAAGAACTGGCGAACCCACCCGAAGGCCCAGGCCGACGCCCTCCGCGGGATTCTGGCCGAGGTCGGCTACGCCGACGCCCTGCTCGCCCGCGAGCTGCCCGACGGCTCGCTGATCCTGGTCGACGGTCACCTGCGGGCCGAGACCACACCCGACCAGGAGGTCCCGGTCCTGGTCCTCGACATCGACGAGGCCGAGGCCGACAAGCTGCTCCTGTCGCTGGATCCGCTCGCGGCCCTGGCCGAGACGAACGCGGTCGCCCTCGACGCCCTGCTCCGCGAAGTCGACACCGGGAGCGAAGGGCTCCAGCAGATGTACGCGGACATGGCCGAGGCGGCCGAGCTTTACAGGACGGCGCGAAGGAGATCGTCGAGGACGAGGTCCCCGAGCCGCCGGTCGATCCGATCACGAAGGCGGGCGACCTGTGGACGCTGGGCGATCATCGCCTGCTGTGCGGCGACTCGACGAAGGCCGAGGACGTGGAGCGTCTGATGGCGGAAGCGAAGGCGGATCTATGGCTGACAGACCCGCCATACGGAGTCGCCTACGAGTCGGCTGGCCGTAGGGGCAAAGACAACCAGCATGAGGAAATCGAAAACGACTCGCGGCCGCTTGATGAGATGGCGAAGTTCTGGGAGCAGGCGGCCTCGTTGGCGTACCAGTCGTGCAGCGGCTCGTCCTCCTACTACTGGTTTGCCTGCCAGGGGGGCGATCAGATGATGATGATGATGAGCATATCCCGTGCCAAATGGCGAGTTCGTCATGAGTTGATATGGGTCAAGGATCAGATGGTTTTTGGTCGCTGTGACTACCACTACAAGCACGAGCCGATCCTCTACGGCTGGAAGCAGGACGGAACGCACGAATGGAACGCAGACCGGAAGCAGGTCAGCGTCTTAGAGTTTGCTCGGCCGAAACGATCCGACGAGCATCCGACCATGAAGCCGGTCGCCCTTGTGGCCTACCTTCTCGGCAACAACACAACCAGCGGCGAGTCGGTGCTCGACACCTTCTGCGGCTCCGGCACGACGCTAATCGCCGCCGAGCAACTGGGCCGCAAGTGCTACGGGATGGAGATCAGCCCGGCCTACTGTGACGTTATCGTGAAGCGGTGGGAGACACTGACCGGCAAGAAGGCGACCCGCGAGGAGGTGACGCATGGGAAAACGCGGCCCGCGTAAACAGCCGACGAAGCTCCGCCTCCTCCGCGGCGACCCGTCGAAGGAAGGCAAACACGCCGACGAGCCGGTCCCGCCGGCCGGGGCCGTCGTCGCCCCGGCGTGGGTGACGGGCAAGGCCCGCGAGAAGTGGGACGAGGTCGTCCCGCAGCTCGAGGCGATGGGTCTGATCACGCCGGCCGACACCGAAGCGATCGGCCGCTACTGTGCCATGTACGAGCAGTGGGTCCGCTACCTCGACCAGATCCGCCGCGGTCTCGACGTACTCGTGATCCGCGACAAGGACGGGAAAGTGAAGTACATGCAATCAACGCCGGCCGCGACGATGTTCGTCAAGCTGGCCCAGTCGATGCTCCGGATCGAGCAGGAGTACGGCCTGACACCGTCGGCCAGGGCCGGAATGGAGGTATCGCGTGGCGAAATCAAGGACACCCTCCAAGCCTTCATCGAAGGCCGAGCCTAAGAAGCGGCCCACGGGTCCGGCATGGAAGCGGCGGCCAGAATACGTTCCAGGCTACAAGTTCGAGCAGGAGCGAGCCGACCGGGTCGTGAAGTTCGTCGAGCAGTTCGTCACGATGACGAGCGGCCGGAAGTTTGCCGGGAAGCCGATGAAGCTGATGCCGTGGCAAATCCACGACATCATCGAACCGCTCTACGGATGGGTCGACGCCGAGGGCCTGCGACGCTACCGCCGGGCCGCGATCTTCGTCAGTAAGAAGAACGGGAAGTCGTCGCTTATGGCGGCCCTGGTCCTGTACCACCTGCTCGCGGACGGCGAGCCGGGGGCGGCCGTCTACGGGGCGGCTGTGGACCGAATCCAGGCCGGGCTGATCTACCGCTCGGTCGCCGCGAGCGTCCGGGCAAACCACGAGCTGACGCGAGCCCTCGAGGTGATCGACTCCAGGTCGACCATCGTCCACCAGCCGACGGCCTCCCGATACACCTGCCTCGCTGCCGACTCGTGGAGGGCGGAAGGTATCGACGCGTCGTCGGTCGTCATCGACGAGCTGCACGCCCACCGGAAGCCCGATCTCGTCCAGGCCCTGACCTACGCCGGGGCCGCCAGATCCCAGCCGCTCGTCGTCGCGATCTCGACGGCCGGCGAGTCGCGGAACGGGATCGGCTACCAGTGGTATCAGGACGCCCGCCTGGTGCAGTCAAGCCCCGAGGCCAACCCGACATTCTTCGGGAAGATCTACGAGGCCCAGGAGGACGATCCACGAGGGCTCGACTCGCCCGAGGTCTGGCGCGAGGCGAACCCCTCACTCGGGACCACGATCTCTGAGACGGACTTCGCGAACGACTACGCCGACAGCCTCACGAGCCCGATCAAGAGAACGTCGTTCCTCAGGTACCGGCTCGGGATCTGGGCCCAGGCCGACTCGCGCTTCTTCCACGGCGACGACTGGGCGAAGTGCAACGCGGCCCCGCTCGCTCCGCTCGCCGGCCGCCCGTGCTGGGTCGGCGTCGACCTAGCGTCGAACCTCGACATGACCGCGGCCGCGTTCGTGTTCAAGGAATCGGACGGGTCCTATTCGGTCGAGTGGAAGTACTGGGTCCCACGCGAGACCGTGGCCGATCGCGTCCGCGAGGGGATCCCATACGACGCGTGGATCCGCGACGGCTGGGTCACGGTGACAGACGGCCACCGGCTCGATCACGAATCGGTGGCCCGCGACATCGTGGCTTATGGCGAGACCCACGAGATCAAGGCCGTGGGCTGCGACCCGTGGCAGGCCGGGGCCCTGGAGACGCTGCTCCAACGCGAGGGGATTACGACGAAGGACATCCCGCAGCGGACAAGCTACCTCAACGCGCCGTGCAAACTGCTCGAGGCCCTGGTCGTCGAGGGCCGCCTCCGGCACGGGGCGAACCCGGTCGCAACGTGGAACGCAAACAATGTTTGCGTCTACACGGACCCGACTGGAATGGTGAAGCCCGACAAGGCGAAGAGCAACGAGAAGATCGACGGCGTCGCGGCCCTCGTGAACGCGCTCGCCCTTGCGTCGACAGACGAGGACACGGGCGAGGCCGTGAACATCGACGACTGGAAGATCCGGATCATCTGATCGAGATTCTGCCGGGGGATCGCGGGGGAAACTGGCTGACATGCCCAGCCCCAAGAATCGCCGCCCGTCAACCACTGGAGGCCGCGGCAGCCGCCGCCGGACTCCGGCCAAGGCCGCCGCGGCCCCGCGCGTGATACAGGTCCGTGGTACGTCGCTATCGTCGCCCGGAAGCTGGGGCTCGATCCTGCCGTCGGCCGTGGGCCCCGAGACCGCCGTCCGCGTGTCGGCCATATTCGGCGTCGTCCGATGGATCGCCCAGGCCGTCGGTATCTGCCCGATGCAGATCATGCAGGAGCGGCCCGACGGTCGCCGGCAGAAGGCCGATCTGCCCTGTGCCTACACGCTCCGCAAGCGGCCGAACCGCTGGCAGTCGGCGTGGGATTTCTACACGCTCCAGGCCTACTGGACCGCGCTCCACGGCAACGGCTACGCGAGGATCATGCCGGGCGACCGCGGCTGGATGACTCAACTCATTCCGCTCCATCCGTCGCGAGTTACTGTCGAGCAGAACGCCGACTACTCGCTTGCCTATAAGTTCTGGAACGACCGGGGAATCTGGGAGCCGCTCGCCCAGGAGCAGGTCCTCCACTGGCGATGGATCAGCGACAACGGGATCGTCGGTCACGCCCCGGCCGAGATGAACGCGACGAGTATCAACCTGGCCCGCCAGCTCGACACCGCGGCTACCGCGTTCTGGTCGAACAGCGCGAGGCCCGACATGGTCCTCGAAACGGACGAGAAGATCCCCGACGCGGCGGTCGACGCGATCCGCGACGCTCTCCAGGAAGCCTACGGCGGGGCCGCCAATCGCGGCCGGGCTGCCGTGCTGCCGAAGAAGACGCGACTAAAGCCAATCGAATCTAACTCGATGGAGGCGTCGCAGTTCCAGGAGCTGCGGGACGCTATCCTGCCCGACGTATGCCGTCACTGGGGCGTTCCTTCGACGCTCCTCGGTGATGCGAAGATGAACAAGTATTCGACGGTCGAGCAGGAGCACCTATCCGCGCAGGTCTGGTGCCTCCTGCCATGGGCTCGCCGGATGGAGTCTCCGATAGACATGGCGCTCCAGCCGGTCTATGGCGAGAACACCTACGCGAAGCTCGACACCCGCGGGATCCTGCGGGCCGACACCGCGGGACGGGCCGCCCTC